GAACACGCACGACAGCTCTGTAAATCACAGAAGGGGCATTCAACCTTTTTGTGATTTATTTTGTTGAACTTTTCACAACATACATCACAATTTTCCATTAGATATCTATAACTTTAAGTCTTTAAATTGTAGATCCAGGAAAAAATAATTTTCTGGGTCTATTTTAATAAAAATGTCTCAACGACTTGGAATGGCTGATGGCCGATGCTTTACTTTACACTCTTCAGCCCAGCTCACAAATAATTACATTATGAAGAAGAACGGTATTACCTTTGAAGATAACTACAGCTACCGTCAACTTCTCCAAAAACAAGGACCAGAACTTCTCAGCGGGGTGAAGGAACAATCTCGCGATCGCTGCGACCAATGTGATGGATACACCAACATGTCTAAGATTTACTGAGCTAAATTTCTATAAAAACTTTAGAACCATACTCTAGAATGTCACAATGTGCCATATGTCTCAATGAGGTAAGGTCGACGAGGACCAATCCTCCGATCCGTTGTGGACATATGTTTCATTCCCACTGTCTAGAGGAATGGAAAGGTAAAGGTAAGAACACATGCCCCTTATGTAGAAAAGTGTTTGACGTTTCACAGTTTAAAGTTACAGTCACGGTCCAGAACAATTACACAGCGCAGTCCAACACTGTGTCATTGGAGAGTGGAGCCATTTTCAATATAATGGATATATTTGATATGTCTTTTGATGTTGATAATACGGTAGATCTAGAGAGTCTTCTTTCTGACCTTGGGATGAGTCTTTCCGACCTTGATGCCCTTATCCTTGACACAGAATGAGCTACAGTAGCGTTCGTAGTTTAGCCCAGGATAGTTCCTATCCGCCTTACGAGGGTCTTTAATGGCCTTGCCAGATGCATCAACCAGAAGCGGACCGGTGGCCCATCCACGCTTGTGACTGAAGACATTGGCACGGAACACGATCCTTTTATTTGGTGCAAATTTACCAGCACGCTTCACACGGGAAAGTGGTACTTTGAAAAACTTGGCTACAGACTCTTGTGTGTCTCCAGGTTTCACGCGATACTCCACAACGCCATGTTGCACATAGAAGTGGAAGTCTCCTTGGCGAATATAGTTTGTTGGTCTTCCAGGACAGACAAACATCATGACTTTGTAGTACCCCTTCTTACACTTTTCATTAGCCTTCACACGATAGATCTTTCCAGGGTTGTCAGACAGGACCCGTTTTGGGAGACCTGTACAGTGTGTATAGTTGTGATTACGGTTAGAGAGACCAGAACGATCACCTGGAATTGACTTTTGCCACCTGTAAGCTTCATAGTCACCAACGGCATAGGCGTAGCAGTTATTGTTGCCTATACCAGTGGACGTCCCCCAACGTCGGTTGGTGAACTTTCTTTCAGAACCACTCAGAGGAAGGTCCTTCTTCATTTGTAGTTTGTACAGAAAAAAATATAACTAATTAGTAAAATGCAGGTCATCGAACGTGTCGCCAAGTCTCAAACCAAGTCGGACATGATCACCGAAATTCTCCTCTTCATTCTCAATATTCTCATCGCGACATTTGTTCTCAGATATGCGTGGAATCGCTCCCTCGTCAAGCACATCACTGTCCTCAAGCCAATTTCTACCATGCTTGATGCCTTCATTCTTGCCCTTTCCCTCAGCATTGTTCGGGCTTAAATATTTTCACAAAATCCAATAATTCATTATTGATAAGTTGAAACAGTCAACTTATGAGTAATAGAGTATTTAGATTTCACTGTAACCCACAATCTTTTCGCCATTTGGGCTCACAAGGGTTGGGAAGGCTTCCATACCCGGGCAACCTTCTTTTTCACAGTCCACGAATCGGTGTGGTTTACCATTTTTCTTCATGTAGTCCAATTGCTTACGGGTCCAGCCACATCCCATGGTTCCGTAAACAGTCCATTGGGATCCGTCTGACACTGTGACGGACGCGGACACTCGCACGAGGCGAAAGATAACAAAGAGAGCGATGGCGACGAGGACAATCGTTAGGAGAGATGGTCGGCGCATAGTGTATACTATACCTTACATATTTTTTATGAACTTGCACATTTGTTCCTTGGTCAATTTTGGATCCAACTTGAACATTTTGACGAGATCTTCCTTCTTGTAGAGACGACACTTTCGCCTGTCAATCTTGAGGTCGCCATTCTTGTTGATGAAGACTTTGGGTCCTGGCTTAATTCTCTTTTCAATCTCTTGAACTTGTTGCTTCACAGTGGGACTACGCTTGGCGACCGCGATGCCAGGTCTCTTTGGTGGACGGGCCTTCTTTGCGGCTTCCTTTTCGAGAACAGCCTTGGCGCGACGAATGGCACTCGCGGTTTTAACCTTAGGCTTGGCCGTGGGCTTTGGTTTGGGTGTCGCGACAGTCTTTTTGGGCGTCGTGATCTTTCGAAGAACGCTAACTTTCTTCTTTGATTGAAGGAATGGGTGGTTCAAGATGTCGTCAAAAGTGGGCAGACCCTGATGCTCCACTGGGCGAAGACGACGCTGTACAACCGCATAGGACTCATATCTCAAGTATCTAGGTGTAAACAAATCTCCTATAAACTTCTTAACCAGACGATTTTTAGTGACATTGTAAATGATACTGAGAATATAGTGTGCATCATACATGTAGTGTGACCCCGAATAAATACCAGCATTTTTGAATTCACCACTTGTGACATTTGGATTTTTAATACCTTCGATCGTCGCCATACCAAAATCAATTATGATTGGTTTGTCACCCTTTAACACAAGGACATTATTCCAGTGAAGGTCATGATGTCTAAACTTCGGATACTTTTCATGAATCCTCTTCAAGTTTCCAATGAGTCGCGATATCAACACACGATACTCATCGGTTGAATGATACTTCTTTAACCACGCTGAAAGTGGTTCACCTTCAATATACTCGAAATAAAGAACGTCTTCGTTATTACATGATTTAAAGTGGTACATACGAGGTACACCCATACCTTTCAATTTCTCCGCGATACGATATTCCATTCGCGCGGAAGGTTCACGCGTGACCTTGACAGCAATTTGTGTTTTGCACAAATCATCGAGACAGCCATAGAAAACGGCACCGAACTCACCCTGTCCAAGCTTTCGGAGGTTCTTTCCTTTTTCAATTTTAAGACCCTTATTCGAGAAAAGTTCTTTTGGGTTGCATGCCTTCTTCCCACGCAAATATTTCTTAAGCTCTTCACCGACCGCGTTCTTCTGAGCGTCGGTCTTGGCATTGTTGGCGATGTGGATAAGGTTTGCAAGCTTTACCATACTTATTACAAACTAAGAAAAGTTTTTAGTGACTCTGGCCAATTCTCAGTTTCACCATATTCTTCATACATTTGTTCGACTATCTTCTCTTTTCCCAAATATCCCTTGATGTAGTTCAAAATCTCGATGTTTTCATTTGCCACTGCACCAAGCAGCGCCGGCTGTGCGTACAAGTCCATGACTTCCTCGGACGCATCGAGATTAAATACTGTACAACATGTATTCATGAAAACCTCAAACATTTCAGTCGCAACCTCATTGTCTTTGTGTGACGCAATCCAGTATGTCATGTAATCTTCGTATTCGATCGAACAATCATCACATCTCAATTCAATTTCATAAATGATTTGATGCTCGTTGGCTCGAAGAGCTTCGGCGTCACCGTACTTGATAGCTCGTGCTGCTTCCATTTTGAATTACTTTTAACATTCTGGCATCTGACTTAGGTAAAGTTTTCGTCATACCACTTCGAAACCTCTGGGGCATCAATATCATAAAGCAGTCTCTCCAAGTATATTTCATCTACATGGGACATTGCATGCTCAAGGAGTTTTATGTTTTGACTTTCAACAGAACCGTGCATGAGGGGCTGACCCATAACTTTCATTATCTCGGTCCAATGGTACGGAGACATTTCGTCACAGGCGCGTTTGAAAGTTTGAAAAAGAAGGCGGCCCTTGGCATGATCTTCGTGGGCACCAATGTGGTACATGAGGTAGTCACCAGTCTCATTTTGCATTTCGTAGTCAACACATTCAATGATTCCTTTACCCTTTGTAAGAAGACTCTCTACATCCCCATCTTCTATGAGTTTCAAAAGTTCTTTGTAAATTACCCCGTGATACATTTTGTC